GTTTCTCAGTTGTTAAGTAACACGATTATGGCGTCAATATTCTTATTGGCTCTGTTTTTGGCTCTTCAGTTGATTGGTTATGTTCGTATATCCATAGTATATATAGCTTTTCATTCTTTTGAGTTCTGTCTTTTGGTTATATGCTGTTATGCGTGCTATAGAGTATTTAGGTATATATTCGCCGTGAAGATAACTGTGCATCCCTCTACTGTTGAGACTTTTGAAAAGTTCGTCAACTTATTCCAGGCTGCTTCTAGGTTTGATGAAGATGAGATAGATTCTGATGATTGCAAAGTGTGTATCAAAACTGATGTTGATTTTGTATCCGAAAACCCCCGTAATGACGAAAAACGGGTGAGGTCAAACCGGAGAATCCACTATTCAGTTAGGGTGGCACATGTTGCTAAATCAAAGGTTGGTCTTTTAGTCCCTAGTAAAGCGAATGAGTTAGTTTACGCCAGATTATGTAGAGATGAAATGATTACGCACAAGGTTAGACCGGCACATATTGCCCACTTAGTACCATTGGCCGTAGCTGCATGTTTTGTGCCATTGGACAGTGATTTCTTGGCAGCTTCTATTAGGAAGTGTGCTGGGATGAAGGAACGGCAGGACTGGATGGGTCCTGCTGGATCCAAATAGGGAGGCCTATTGGTAACCAATGGTTTCACTACGCCCACATGGCGTGGTGAACCGAAGGGGATGTTGGTTACCAAAGGACCCCCTTTAGCCAAACCTCGTAAATTGTACCGATTTACGGGGCAGGGGCCTACTATACGGTACGGAGTGCATGATCACTCCTTGGGTAATGTTCGGCGGGGATTAGTGGAACGATTGTTTATGGTAGAAGTTAATGGAGAACTTCAACCTACACCTAAACCCACCCCCGGAGCGTTCGGCCAGTTGTCCCGGTTCAGACGGCATTTGGATACTCATCTAGTTAAGACCACCCGATTGACATCTAAGGAATTCCTTGGATTTTATACGGGTCGCAAACTGGAAAGGTATACGAAAGCTGTTGAGTCGTTAGAGATGCTTCCTATACAGGAAAAGGATGCCTGGTTATCGACGTTCGTTAAGGCTGAGAAATTGAATATCACAGCTAAACCCGACCCCGCTCCTCGTGTGATACAGCCTAGAGATCCTAGGTATAATGTAGAGGTGGGGCGCTATTTGCGACACGGTGAAGAAATATTGTTTAAGGCGATCGATAAGGCCTTTGGAGGTCGTACTATATTTAAGGGATTAAATGCTGATCAAGCTGGCCAAGAAATGTTTGCTATATGGAATTCTTTTAAGGATCCTGTGGCTATTGGTATGGATGCGTCCAGGTTTGATCAACATATATCCAAAGATGCACTGGAATTTGAGCACGCAATGTGGCTCAATATGTTTCCTATTAATCAAAGGAAGCATTTGAAGATGCTGTTATCTTGGCAAATAAATAACCAAGGTATAGCTAGATGTCCAGATGGCACAATTAAATATAGGGTTGAAGGTTGCCGTATGTCAGGAGACATGAACACATCATCTGGCAATTGTTACATCATGTGTGCTACTGTATGGAGTTGGTGTACATCCCAAGGGATTGTACACTTTCGTTTAGCAAATAATGGTGATGATTG